TTTGGGGAGATTCAATCCTGCCTCTTCAAAATCCCTGTTTATATTTAGGTCTACATCGCCGACAGGGGCTGTGTTAAAATACCCTTTGCCTTCTTCCATCCAGGCTTTGTCATCTGTCTTGAAAAGTGGCATGCCTTCTTTAAGGGCTTTGGATTTCATGGTGGGTGTTATTGGTAGGGCGTGGAGTTTAACTGCGATGCCTTTGTCAGCAAGGTACTCATTCAAATAAGCATCTGCATCCCTCTCGGAAGCGAGCCCCCTTTTGATATCTTTGGTTTCCATCTCTCCGGAAGGCTCCAAAACTGACCATTCATCTTTTTGCGTATCTTCATAGTAAACTAAATCAACGTAGGCTTTAGATGTTCCTTCTATCTCAATCTCCCCAACCCTTGCCTTACCCCATGCTTTTTTGTTGAAGAATTTGTTTGCAATATCAGGGAGCATGCGGTCGTATAACGCTTTTAGTTTCTCGCCTCCGACTTTGAGGTCCTGCTCTCTTAGAAATGTAGTGTCACCATCGACCACGCCTTTTCCACCTTCAATTTTCTCCAAAATATCTTTTCCGAATAAAGCCTCGACCCTTTTGGCAGTAGCTTCAGACTCAGCAAGGATTACTTTTTTCTGACTTGTTAAATCATACGCAGCTACCTGATAAGTACCATTTTTATTTTTCCTATATGATATAGAATCGATCTGTTTTTCTAAAGAGTACCTATCAACCTGAACCTGTCCTTCAGTCCAGCTCAGCACATCAAATCCATTTTCTGCTGCATAACGCACCATTTTCTTTAGGGCAATAAGATACTGATTTTTCCCTTGTTGCGCCCATGCTGGCATATTCTTTTCTTCTTCCTTTAATGGACCCTGTACCTCTTCAATTACAAGAACTTTCTTCCCGTCTACGATTCTCTCGTTTGTCCTGACTCTAACTAAAGGATTTTTTACATCGCTGTATGAGTCATGTCCGTCTTTCCATGAATAATCTTCAGTGTTTGGAAGTGTCAAGAACAATTCTTTGTAATTCTCACCTCCGGTGAGTTGGTATTGGGAGAATTTGGTTTCATCCAATCCGATATTCTCCGCAACCATTAAAGCATCATCTTTTGCATCCTCAAGTGTGTCAAAACCATTACGGACACCACCAAGAGAATTATAGATATACTTACCGTTAGATGGCAAATATTCGATATGCCCTAAATTAAACTCCGAAGATGGTTTATAGATATTTCCACGCTTCATCCAACCTAATCTATTATGGGTTAATTCTCCACCCTTCACAACCTCCTCAAGCACAACCTGATTTTCATTCAGATAAGTAACAACCTCTGCCTTGGTAACCTTCCCTTTCCTGGAATCCAACCACTCATTAACCCCCGACCACTCAATTTCTTCCTGTTTTGCGTTAAAATTCTTACTTGCTATTACCTGTTTCCAAGCTTTGGCTGGCATAACTTTTTGTTTTATAGCTTCAACCGATTTTAGTAGTTGAGAATAAAATGGGTTTGCCAATTCTATAGATTGTAATTTACCCTTACCTTTTGCGTTTTCAAAACGCGAAACTCTCAATGCCTTACCAAAAGCACTTAACAAGTCAGCCTGTGCCTTTTCAACATCTATGATATGCTTCTCTGCCCGATTGGTAATACTCTTTAATTTTCTGACTATATCGGCTAAAATCTTAACAAGTTTGTTGAATAGGTTAGGATTTTCTTGGCTAAGTTTCTCTAAGAACTCACCATTCTGGAATTGATCGCCTGAAAAATCAGCCACGAACTCGTCAAATACTTCTGTGTCTGTTAGCTCTTCTGCGCCCAATACGCCCCTTACCCTTTTAAGCTTGTCTGAGTATGTCTTATAGTTCTTTACGTTTGATTTAAGGGCTTTTACTAATTCTTTGTATTCTTCTGGGTGCTGGACTTCAAACTGGTGCATAGTTTCATGCCCGATTATAGCCATTATATTATTATCGTTTGCAGCATTTACAAAAATATCGTTTGAATCTGGGTAGGTAAACCCATTGAAATTATTTATATTCGGATCTGTTGATTTAAATAGGATTACATTTACACCAAAAAGATTGCCTATTTTGTTAAACGCTCTTTGCTGTCTTGTTTTTGAGGGAAGGATTTTAATAGTTGAGGTATCCCCTTTTCCTTTAAATGCTTTAATGAGTCTTTGTCTGTGAAAGCTTTGTCGTTTAAGTGTATCCTTATTCCGTTTTTTAGCTTGAAGCAGGGCATTTATTTTCTCCTTTCCGGTTAGGGGTTTTTCTGTGGTTGGTTTGTTGAAATCGTTTTCTACGTCTTCCAATGTAGATAAATAAATACTATCTTCATTCTCACTATAATTTATATTATCTTTTCTGCTTTTAATTTGTGAAGGAGTATCTTCAAATACATGAACATGAGAAGTCGCGTATCCCATATCCATATTTTCAAATCTTTCATTCGCATTTTGAAGAACTATGCCATCATATCCTAGATTTTTAAACACAAGTCCTATGATATGGCTATTTATAAGTTCGCCATTCTCTTTATCTTCCGCATATAACAACGCCTCAGATGAGCGAAGCCTTTCTTCTAATTCGGTAGCAGTTATTTCGCCATCATCCAATTCAAGACTTTGGTATACATCTATAGCGTATACGTCTGAGTTTACTTCATATAAAGCTTGTTGGATAGCATTTAAAATTTCAGACTCAGTATCCATCTCTATCTCATATATTCTATCTTGTATCTCATCTTCATATTCTTCTATGTCTACCTTAGTAGCATCATTCTCTTCTAATATTTGTTCTGTGGCATCTTCACTTATCGCTTCCGAATCAAAATTATCAACCCATGTAGTTGTATTGCCACCAATATATGCGGGCTTATCAAGGCGCACATATAAATCTAATCTATTAGGTTTCCCACCTGATAATTCTTTCCTTGCCATCTCTGTCGGTAAATCTTCTGGGTATGATTCTGTTTCTGGATCAAACTCTAAATCATATTCATCTGATAACTCTTTTATTTCTTCTTCATTGTATGAATCGCCAATCTCATAGGCAATCTGTTCTGCTCTCTGCTCTATGCGATTTGTTAAATCAGGACCTTCACCAGCGTAATTAATGTCAGCATCGCCCTTGTCAGAAGTAAAATAATTTACCGCACCGAACTGACCTTCTTTATTACCTTTCTTGGTTGGATCAAAAATATCAAATTCATCTGTTGTGCCATGAGATACTTTTACAACTACACCAGCATCAGCTTTTGCATCTGCTATCTCATAATCTTCTAAAACTAGATAGCCTTTAGACCATTTTTTAAAGTTCTTATCTTTTTTGGTCGTTATGTTTCCTGAATCTTCTTTTGTCGAAAACTTAGGCTTAGAATCTCGATACATTTTCCCTGCGCCTATCTCATAATCTAAATTTCTTCCTTTACTTTCAACAAAACCAAATCGCTTGTAGAACTTAACAAGTCTACTTCGAGAGGTAGTGCCGTGTGAATCATCTTTTAGCCCCGGTGTCAGAACAATTCTCTTCCCTACATTGTCAGCATATTCTACGACTTCTTGAATTATCTTAGAGCCTATACCTGTTTTTTGTTTGCCTTTTGGAACTATAATATTATTTATTCTTATTTCTTTTTTATCTTCAAATAAAGATAGGTTGATACCTTCTTTTTCCCATTTTGCTTGCATGCCTTTAACGGAAATTAAGTCTTCTGTGGTTTGATACAGCACCTTATCTGATTTCAAATCTTTAACAGTATATCCAGTCCCAGAACTTGGAGCTGAATGTGTGGGGTTGCCGTTCATATCATAACGAATAATATCAACCACACCAACTCCTATATCTTTTAAGCCATCTGGTAATTTTTCAAGGAACGAAATCCTATCAGCTAGGTTCTTTTTAGGCTTACTGTTTATTACCATACTCTGAGCATTTGTTTTTTCCGTGGCTGCAATTAATCGGGCTGAAATTTCTTTTTGAGATAATCCTGATGGGAATGGTAGAAATCCGACCTCTCTGTTCCTTCCATCCAAAAGTAAAAAACCGTCTTGTTCTTTATAAAGTCTTTCCCCTATATTGGCTGGACCAAACTTTTCTAGTCGATCTGTACGTTTTTTAGTAAAGGCTCTTTCTTTAATCTGAATGTCGGCTTTTTTGATAGTCTTGCCTATTTTAGCCTCTGATATTATTCCATTTTCATCAAAGACCGAAAAAGAATCTGCTCCTACTATCATGGCAGTTACTTTGATATCTCTCAAGGCTGCGGTGTCTTTAATTTTACCAATAGCAGTTACGTCATTGGCCTGGTCGCCTTCGTATTTTGGCCTTGATGGCTCTACAGTACCCGATGGATGATTATGAGCAAATATAACTTTGGTAGCATTTTTTTTATTGAAAACTCTACCTATTGCTACTGAGGGGTCTATGGAGCTTGAACCCTTACCACCTGCTGAATGTTGTAATACTTCAAGGACTTTCCCGTCTTTATCTAAGATTAGAAAATAGGCTCGTTCTTCCGGTGTTCCTACGAGGTGGGATATTAAGGCTGCGGCGTCTTCGTCTGTTTGTACGACATATTCACTATTGGAAACGTCCACTCCGGAGATTGGAGCGGTTGATACCTCTTGTTTAGTTCGTAAGCTTTCCTGGATGCTATCCTTTTCAGCTTTTTCTGGCTTGTATTCAAAAAGATCAAGTTGTTTTGTTTCACTTTTGTTCTCCTTTGATTCAACATAATCCCTTTTATTATCTTTTGCAATATCTTTTTTGAAAGAAGATTGTGGTTCTTCTATTTTTGACTGTGGTTCTTTGGCTTGCTTGGTTGTTGGTTGGGTTGTATCCTTAACAGGATTTAAATCCTCTTTAGATTTCTTATTACCCTCTGTGGGGGTAATTGGAGTTTGGTCTTTTAACTTACTCTTTTCATATTGTTCTTTATTCCATCTCTGAGTTTCCTCAGTATCTTTTATGCCTTGTAAGAACTCATCTGTTTTAGAAATCTTATCAAATTCAGTTCTGCCTATTAAATCATTACCGCCTGCTATGGCATCGTTAATGGCTTCTTTTTTAGTGTTATGAGTTGTATCACCTATAAAACCTCTTTCATCCCATGCTGAAGCTTGCCATTTACCAGGAAATTTTGTGCTTTTATGGATAATAACTCCCGAAATAGATTCTTTACCTTTGTATGTAGATTTTTTATATAAAGAAGGAACAGCCTCTTTGCTTAAAGTTTTTCTAATATTATTGTTCGTTTTGCGTAGATGATCTGCCCATGCTTGCCTTTCTTGATCTGTCATATCTTTACGAGCTTTTTGAATAAACCTTTTAGTTCCCTTTTCAGAACCTTCTTGCATTTCTATTTCATAAAGATTACCGCCTGGTTCTTTTTTAACAACTCCAGTATAAATACCTTTGTTGCCTTTAAAGTTCCCTATGTCGCCTTTAGAATATCCTATCTCATTCTTAAGGGGGGAATCCTCCCCTTTAGAATCTCCGTTTTTATCAACCAGTCCCCTGGAAAATGCCTCAGATAAAATATAGTTTGCATTACCACCAACAAAAAGAGTGTCCTCATCAATTGCTTTTGAAACTTCATATCTTGAATCGCCATAATTATCATTCTTTTTTTGTTGTTCTATTTTTAAATAATCTAATATTATTTCATCTGAAAGATTCTTAAAGGCTTCTTTTTGAGCATCTGTTAATACTTTATCTCTTTCTATCCCAGCGTCTTTATTATTTGGGTCGGTTGGTAAGTATTGGCCTAACCCACCCAAGGCCTTGTTTATTCCATTAATATCATTATTTTCTATCGCTGACTCTAATTGTGTTAATTTCCGTATAATAACATCTGAATTGGTAGCAAGACCGATTGTTGCCTTAGCATTGGCCTCCCCTCTCATTTTCTTCAAGCTATTAAACATGCCTATAAAATATTTTTTCCATAATTTATTTATATTTTTTCTGAGAGGTGTGGTTTCCTCTACTATAGATGGTTTTTCCCAATCTTGTTTTTTTACATCATTCTTGAGGATAGTATCCATGCCTTTAGAATCTTCCATAATATTATCAGGAGAAATCAGGTCTGGATGCTTTCTTAATAATTCTGCTGGAACAAACTTATTATTATCTATGTCTTGGATTATGTTTGCTTCTTCTACTGCGTAAGCTTCTTCCTCTGCAAAGTCTTGGAGTTCTCCGCTTTCACCAACATAGCTTTCAAGCTCTGGTTTTATGTGGCTGTATTGTTCTGCTTGGATAGGTGTAAGTGTTTTGCGATTTTTTAGCTTATTAAATATAGCATTAAAAGCCACTCTGTTCATTGCCTTTAGCCCGGCAGCACTTAAAGATTTCTGAACATTACGCATCCACATCGGAGAAGTAGCTTTGAACCTAATCCCTGAATCCTGATTAAAACCACCTACCTCAGAATTATTGACCTCTTCTTGCATCAAATCAATTTTATTATAAAGGTTTGGTTCTATCGGGTATTTTTTAGTTTCTGGTACGGCTTCGTTTAGTTCAATGTTTTTTATTTTTTGTTGATTTCTGACCCTTGCCAATTCAGTAGGGTCAATTTTTTTATTATTCTGGGACTTGATATCAGCTTCCCAAGTAGATTCCTTCTCCCTATCTATTTGTCTTTGCCTTCTTGCCACACTATCTTCTCTAAAATTAACTTGATTAGGATCTAACGTATCTTGTGAACTCTCAGTAAACATTTCAGAATCTAATATCTCAGCCTGTCTCTTCTCAAGTGCCTCAACTGACCTTCTCTGACTTTCAACTCGTTCTAATTCACTCATATCAGTCATGTCTATCTGTTCTTGCTGTCTTTCAAATCGTGATAAATCATCAATCTTTTTCTGGTTATCAATTAAATTATTTTGGATATCTGCTTTTAATTCATCAGAAGCCTTCTTATCTGCTAACTGTGCTTTTAATTCATTAGCCTGTTGTTCAAGCTTGGCTTTTTGTTTTGGTATTCCTGCCCTCTGTGCTTTGATATCAGCTTCCCATTGCAATTCTTCCGGAGTAGGAGTAGAAGTATCAAGGGTAATGTCTTCACCTCTCGCAGAACGCTCCATAAGCCTTGAATTTCTAGCAGCATTGAACAATTTTCCGTCTGGAGTATCGTTTTTATATGTTATATCGTCATAGTCAGCAACAAGTTTATCCAGGGCGGGAATGAATCTTTCGTTTGCAGGATATTTTTTTAATTCTATTATTTGTTCTGGAGTCATTTCACCAGAATCAAGAGATGATTTTAAAGTACCAATTATTTCTGTATCTGTTGGTGGAGTTGTAGATTTGCCTACTTGTGAGAAGTCAAGATTCACATCAATCGGTTCACTATTTTTAATAAGTGGCATGGTCATATTAAACCATGCTTGCTTTAATTCTTTATCTTTAATTTCCTTTGCTATTTCGGTTACAGCATCTACTCTCTTACCATTGTCTTCACTGTTGAGCTGCTTTTTAAGCATACTCCTGCGTGTAGAGGTTAACCCTTGGGCTCCAAGTCCAAAAAACACACTCATCGTTACAGCCGGGATAATTGATTCTACGGCTGCTTCTTGCCACGCGCCATCTGGAAGTAAGCCTAAATTCTGATCTATTTTTGCCCCTAAAGCGCCCTGTATCATTTCTGTTGGCACTTCATTCAGGAGAGCATTTTTTGTTAAATTTTTTGCAAATGTTTTTATCGGTGTTTTTAAAAGCTCTTTAGCTGTCGCCTTTAATGGTTGAGTTACTAATTTACTACCTCCAAATGTAAAGAAACCAAGAAGGTTAGAAAGTTCTTCTATACCACCCTCCACAACTGCCTGTTTTAATGCTGACGAGTGAGCCGTTTTTTCATCAATTCCAGACTTAAGATATTCTTCTTTCTTTTGTCCGTATGTTCCTATCCCGAAAAGACCTAGTGTTGCAGCCGTACCGCCTACAAATGCTCCAACCGCTGTCCCGACTCCAGGGACAACAGATCCAACAAGACCACCCGTTCCTGCTCCAGCCAATACTGGCGCTACAGAGGGAACCATACTTTGGATTCCACCCATAATACCTCTTTTGACGAATCCTTCTCCATTGGCTTCTGATTCGTCTGGTCTTAATATATCTGATTTTTGTGCCTTGTCAGCCTTATCTATTAACCATTGTCCTGCTGAATCCACTACATTTATTCCACCATCTGGATCTACTGTTTTTAATGCATGCCCTGTTAAGCTTGCAAGGTCTGCCACGCCTCTTCCTACGCTTGCACCTACATCACCGGATATCCCTCGTTCTTTTTGGTATCCTCTCATGCCCCTATTTTGAATAGGATCTAGCTTAGCTCCAGCACCTACCATGCCAGCTTGAGGTTGTGTCTGACTAGACCATCCATACATCTGCTGTGTGTCACTATCTTTTTTTAAATACTCTTGGAAAGCTCTCTCCGCGTCTTGTCCTTGGTCAACATTGCTAGAAAGATTTTTAGTTTGGGTAGGAGCATACCAATTTGATGTCTTTTGTAGATTATTGTTTTCTTCACTTTTTAAATACTCTTGGAAGGCTTGTTCTGCGTCTGACATTTATTGCTCCTTATGTAAATTCGGAAAAGAGTGCCACTTTATTAAAATCTTTTGTTACCAAATCTGCTTGCTGTTTGTTTATTCCTACCAAATACACGAGAATCTTCGTACCTATTATCTAAGCCTGCATTGCTTAAACTTGCCATAAGGGATGTTAGTCTCTCACCAGCACTGTTTCCTTTTTTATTCCCTTGTGGTGGCGTATACCCTGTTTCTTGACTAAATAATCTATTACCGATATCAGTTTTACCATAATTATTAGAAGGAAGTAATCTTTTACTTCTTGGTCTCGGTCCAGACGGTGCATAGTTAGCCGGTGGAGTTTCATAACTTGATTCTTGTGGAGCATAGCTAGAAGTCTGGTTATTGTAATTCTCCATTGTGATTGGTTCTAGTGATTTGTTATCAAGTCTAATTTGTTCATTTTTACCTGTCCAGTTTTTATTTGCCGTATTATTAGCTTTATCAACTGACGTTATTGTTTTCATGCCCCCGTCACCATAGTATGTTGTGTCGCCGTTTTCTCCGGTGACAACAGCTTGACCTGGGACTTTGTTACCTTGTGACATTCCACCATTTTGGTGTTGGTTAAAAGCGTTTTCTCTACTTTGTATAGATTGGACTATTTGAGATTGAGTCAACGGTTTCATAGGGTTATCTTGGTCATCAAACATCTGATTACCATCTTTATCTAGATGAGATTTACTAAGAGACTCATACGAAGCCATGAAGTCTTTTCTTCTATCTGCCATGGAAGGTCCAGCTTGTTCTGCGTTAATAGCATCCACGTCAAGCTGATTTTTTTTACGCTGAGCTATGTCGGCAGCATTGTCTTGGTTTAATCTATCTTGCTCACCTTTTACTGCAAGCTCTTCTAGTCCTCTAGTCTGTTGATTATCCCTGGCAGTTTCTCTATTAGATATAAAATTACTATTATTATCGTTGTTTATTCGTCTCTGCTCTCTTTTGTCCCAATCGTCTTGCATCTGGCTCATGTATGCCCCCTATTTATCAAGAATCGTGATTATAGTTTGTATTTGTACTTGTGCTAGTACTATTACTGTTTGTTGTAGTCCCTTTTGTCATATCATACGAATGAGAATAATTATCTCCCGAACTAGCAGAAGCATTAACAGCATTTAAAGCAGACGCAGCAAGTTGAGCATTAACATTCATTATACCTTCAATACCTTTTTCCTGCAAGGTTTTTAATGCAACGTAGCCACTCTTGGTAGCTTCAATAACTGCGATTTGTTTTTGCAACTTAGCAACAAAGGCTTGTACTTTTAGTGAATTTTCTTTAACAAGAGTATCCCAATATTTACCAGTTGCATTAGTTTCAGCTTCAAAAGCCATTGCTTCAGTCTTAAAAGCTTCTACCTGTAACCGTGCATTTTTTACTTCAAGCTCCATCTCTGAAATAAAAGCTTTGATTCTAATATCATATTGGTTAATTATTAATTCGTTCTTGCGTACGGCACTTTCTACACGTATTTTAAAAACCTCTGCATCGGTTTTATATCTTTCAACTTTAAGACTTTGATTAGCTGTGATTTGAATTATAAATATCTATCGTACTTTTAGCGACCGCCTTTGATACTTCAAACGATCTATTTTCTTGCTTATTGTAAAAATCAGTTAAGATGCCTTCAATTTGAGTAGCCTGAGCAACCGAGAACTGGATATTCTTTTGTTCAAGGTCAGCCTGGTTAATTGTAATCTCGTAATTTAACTGATCGTTTTTCCTTGATATTTCATTACTGACAGCCTGTAATGTTGATACTAATGCACCTTGTGGCAAATCAAAGCCTGTTGCTGTAAATCTAGCCTCTGCTTCCCTATATAAGGATTCGTTCTCGTCTAATAATCTTGCCTTGCCTCTATCGTATATATCAGCTTCTATAGTAGGATCAAGCCCGGTTCCACCATTTTGGATATCATTTAATATTTTTGCGAAAAGGGCTACTCGTATTTCTGAATTATAAGCTTCATCAAGATGTGACATTGCCCCCGGATCTGTTACTTCTACAATACTTGGCGTAGACAGAGTGGAATCAGGTACGTCTTTTAAAAGAGGATCTGGCGGAAGCCCATCTGTAAAGGTAGGGAAACTTTCTAAGTTTGCCGTAAATGATGGTCTGCTGGTATAATCAATTGGTAATACTTCGGGAAAGTCAACCTCTTCTATGTCGTCTGTTTCTGGTACAATCAGCCCATCTAAAAATGCTTGAAGAGTAGCAATCGTATCGTTTGCAGCGTCAATTGCATTATTCGCTATGGCTTCTGTTGATCCAAATCTGGCATCAACTAAATCAAATGTATAACCCATTAGTTATTCCTTCCTTATTTATTTAAATTACACTAAAAGAGATAATGTAAAATCCATTACTGAAACATTCGGTAACACTGGAACACCAGATATAGATTCATAATAATCTTTAAGACTTACCATTGCAGTTCTCAAACTATCATTGCTATCTAATAAAAATGGGTCTAAATCCATCACGTCGCCAGTTGATGCCTTTTTTGAATAAACATTTATTGTGTAGTCTTTTATGCTTTCATAAGTCGTTACAGGGAAACTGCCACACGGACTATATCTTAACCTAAGTTCGCCTATGACTGGCTTTGTTAATACACCAACAGAATGGACATCCCAAGCTGGGTAAGGGTAATCAACCACTCCACAAGTTTCATGCTCTGTTATTTCATAATAAGCTTGCACTACTTGATAAACAACTATATATGGCGCAGAGTCATCCCCCATTACGCTACCAATACTTTTGGGATTATAACTGTTGATTACCATGTTGTTTGCGGACGCTGAAGAGTCTGTCGTAGACCAATGATTATATGTTTCGTAATCATATTCATAAGATCCGCCTGCAAACGGGCTTTTAATTTCTATCTCTATTTCACTAGAATTGTTTTGCACCCTGCCAAACGTCCCTGATGGCAACACGACTGGACAAGATGTCTCATATAGTCGATCTATTTGATATTCTTCGTATGAGATAGCATAAACACCAGAAGTAAAGGCCTTTGTCCCTGTTATATTTGTAAGCGAAGTGTATTCGGTTCTGTCACAATGTCCACCCGCGAATCCACTTATTGGCATTGATATGGTCTTGGTTTTACGAAATCCAAAATCTCCTCGAAACAGAACGGGATTACTGCCGTAGCTGTCTAACGTAGCCGTTGCAGTAATCCCGTATGCTCCTGTATTATCATAACCCTCTATTTCTTTATTCTCCGTGCCAATTACTGTGTTTTTAGTACAATCTGCGTCAGAAATTTCTGTTTGAGTCCCTGTTACTACTGGTCGCGCATAATTAGCATTTACTTCGCTGAAAGCGTTAGCATGTACTAATCTAGATTTACTAGCTATCCAGTTTTCTATAGCAACTGTTGATCCATTTCCAGTGACAGGGTTCCCATCACCATCAACGACCTTTTTAGCATAATTACCTGACCCTAAATTCCCAACAAAACAAAGACCTCGGAGTTCGACCAAAAGCAAAACAACTGGTTCTATTATTGTTTGCTCTGGTTCTAACAATGGTTCTGGAGTAACAGTCCCAGGCTCGACATAAATCTTACATTCCTGGTAATCAAATACTTTCCTACATTCAATCCAGACATTTTTATAAAGCTGTACTTTCCTAAAACCCTGCTTAAGATTTTGAAATGACATTTCTTGTAAAAGAATTTCCATCTGGCTATTTGCTTGCCCTATGAACTCTTTTGCTGTGATTTTATCACCACCGAAAAGTATTTTGTTAATTCCTATCACGCCCATGCCCTATAATAATTGGTAAAACTTTAAGTTCATCTATTGAGAAATCAACACCCACGCCTTTAATCTGAAACGTAAAGTATCTGCCCCTTACAGATCTGCTCATTGGAACCTTTCTTGCTTTTTGCCCGGAAGTAGAAGCCGGGATAGTAACCGATCCTGAAAAGCCAAGCTCTGTACTGACTGTCAAAGTTAAGTTTCCGCTTGATTCATAACTTATATACACACACCTTAATCTCTTCTCATTGCTGATACCAAAGTCAGTTGTAAGAGGCTCAAAATAACTGGTAATAGCTTCTCCGTTATCTGAATCTCCACTTATTTCAAAAATGCCATCGTCTGAGGCACAAAGAAATCTGTCCCCGAATCTAACCATTGAATTATAATCAAAATTAGAATACTGAGTTGTGGCACTTTTGGCTTTTAAATTCGTATCAAACACAATCATCGGACTAGTCCCCTTATATATCTGAGAGCATCATCTTCGATATCTCCAGAATCACCTGCTGAGTTAATACTTGCCATTAAAGCTGGTATCATAAGAGAAAAATCATTATCACCACTTTGTTGTGCGACCATAGCCATTGTTAAGAATGGAAGAGAAGTCGCAATATTATCAGGTGGTTTGCTTATGACTCTCATGCGTAGAACTGGAATAGACCCTTCAACATCTGCTGTTAATTCTACCTCTGCTTCAACTATTGACACATCTGCTGTCATGGATAAAAACGGAACCTCAAGGGTTACATTAGAGCCACCCTTGGCTAACATGGTTAAACTTGGAAGAGTCGCTTTAATATCTGCAAGTTTTCCTGTCTTGCCTTCCATCTCCATTGATAAGCTCGGTAATTCAATGTCAATACTTGGAGAATTGTAAGCCTCAAATTCAAGGCTCGGTATCTCCATATCGAAATCATCGAATGTATCCGATGCTGACGTAGAGGCGGTTAAAAATAAAGGTGGAATAGTAGCGACTATATGACCAGGAAAAGATGGATGTCCAGTATTTGTCATTTCTAAAGATGGAATCGAAGCCTCAATATCAGCCGTTGTGTCGTTTACAATTGTTGCAGCTATTGACGCTGTTAATGAGGGCAATGTCATAATTATCGTAGTCTCATCACCCGTGACCAAGGTTAATATTTGTTCGTCTTCTTCGTTTACATTCGAATGCTCATCTATTTCATCATCATAAATTAAAGTGCTATTCGAGATTGCTTCACCATAGACAGTGCTTGTGATCGTATCTGTGGAAAAATAAATTTCAGTATTTTTAACTCCATGAGTCGGATATACAAAACCTGTTTGCCCATGAGAGTTATTTACGCGCATTTCATCAAACTCAATCGCTGTATCAAAAACACAAATTATTCTTTTATTTACAGTCGGGGTGTCGCCATAACCGTCACTACCCCATTCAGCATCACCACTCGCCCCTGTTTTCGATAATGAAGTGTCAAATACATTATCGGCCGCGTAGGAAGCTGATTCGCTAGTTGTCGAATAACAAGTGATATCGGCTGTAGCTACAGATATTTTTGAGGAAGACATATAAAAATCGACTGATCTGATTTTCATGTCATCAAAGCTACCCCAATTATCAGCAAAATCGAGGATTACACTTTTAGCAGAAGCAAAAGACATTTATTCCCCCTATGCTGCTGGTTGAGTTAGCGCCACGGAATCCACTGTAGTTGTTGCTGCTGTAACGACAGTAGTGCTTGACATATTAAATTGAGAGCCAGAGGTAGCAACTGATCCATCAAGTCTAACGGCTGAAGAACTAGCGCGTGTTGTATATGAATTGTCATATATCCTAAACCACCCTGCAGTCCCGTCGGCTAATCCAACACCGGACCATACCTCGCCTGTCTCTTTTGCAAGGACACCAGAAGACACCGCACCAAAATTTAAATACTGGGTAGTCGCACTCTTGGCTTTTAAATTTGTGTCAAGAACAATCATCGAATCAACCCCCTTATATATCTCAAAGCATCATCTGTAATATCACCCGAATCCCCGGTTGAATTAATACTCGCCATTAAAGCTGGCAGCATAAGAGCGAAATCATTCACGCCTGATTGTTGTGCTGCCATTGCCATGGTTAGCATTGGTAATGAAATAGAAATATTATCAGGAGGCTTGCTTATCACTCTCATTCGTAAGGCAGGTATTAATCCCTCAATATCTGCTGTTAATTCTATCTCTACCTCTGCCGTAGAAACCTCTGAGGATAAAGATAAAAACGGAACCTCAAGGGTTATATTTGAACCAGTTTTCGCAGACATAGTTAAACTTGGAAGAGTTGCTTTTATATCTGCAATCCTCCCTACTCTACCCACCATCTCCATCGTTAAGCTTGGCAATTCAGCATTAATGCTTGGAGAATTATAAGCCTCAAGTTCAAGGCTCGGTATCTCCATATCGAAATCATCGAATGTATCCGATGCTGACGTAGAGGCGGTTAATGATAAGAGTGGAATAGTGGCCACCATGTGACCTGGGAACGCAGAAAGACCACTAATTACAATAGTCATGCTAGGTATAGACGCCTCTATGTCAGCCGTTGTTTCTTGTTCAACAGTTGCCGCTATTTCTAATGTTAACGCTGGCAATGTCATGTCTAAGCCTTCAACTGGGACATCAGTTACCAGTGTTTGATTGTCAACTTCATCAGCCCCACTATGTTCTGCAATAGTATCATCATATAATAATGTGCTATTTGCAATAGCCTCATTATAGACTGTGCTTGTTATTGCGTCTGTGGATGAATATATCTTTGTGTTTTTGATTCCCCTGGTCGTAGAGCCACCAGATTCGTGGCTATTGTTAAAAATAATCGTATCAAATTCTATTGCTGAATCGAAAACACAGATAACTCTCCCTAATTCATCGGTAGTAGAATAGTATTCATTCCCAAAAGATCCGCCTGTTTTAGAGAGGGCAGTTATAAACGCATCCTCAGCATTTGAACCAGTTGTGGAATAACAAGTTATATCATCGGATATGATTGGTATTAAAGCTTCAGACAAATAAAAGTCAACTGACCTTATTGCCATTGTAGTCGGTGAAGCAACATAGCTATCGGCAATATCAAGGATAATACTTTTTACATTAGAATAAGACATTGTCTATTCCTATGCTGCTGGTTGAGTTAATGCAACTGTATCCACTGTAGTTGTTGCATCTGTTACAACCGTTGTGCTTGACATATTAAACTGACTTCCGCTTGTTGCAACTGATCCATCTATTCTGACAGCCGTTGTGCTTGTTCCTGTAGTGTAAGCATTTGCATAAATTCTAAACCACCCTGCTGTACCATCTGCAAGCCCTACACCAGACCATACTTCTCCTGTTTCTTTTGCAAGAACACCGGACGAAACTGCACCAAAATTTAAACCGTTTGCTGCTGCACCTGCTACAAATGTTCCAGAGGCTAATGTGATATGAACAAGTTTTGTGCCTGTTTCATCTGCATTAGCAGTGGCAGGCTGTGAGCCTGAATAGATATCAATTACACAATTTCTAAAAAGATCCACATAAGATCCACCCCTGGCGGTTGCAATAATAATCTGTGGGCTTGCTGCTTCTGTAGTGAATGATCCACTTGCTACCTCAACTATCCCGGACGTAACAGAAAGCATTTCAAACGAATTGTTAGTACCACTATTGGCTGAGCCAGCTATTGTAAGATTATCACTAACACAAAAAGCCGATAAAGTAGAACCTGACGCAACTAACGTACTACCACTTGTAGTCGAGCCACCTGCTGCTGTAAATGAAAAAGCTGTTGTGCTTGTTTGAAGATTCTCCGCCTCTGCCTTTGTGTCAAGGACTCCATTTCTCAATCCCGTACTTAATCTTAATGTCATTTTAAATTACTCCATATTTAGTTATTGTTTGTTTGTATAAATTCTCTATCTGGTCCGAGATTTGTATTTTCTTCAAAAATAGAACCTGTTGTAAGTGTCATAGACGAAGCCTTCAAAACTTCCTGACGTTTTTTTCTTTCTTCTTCTTTGGCAAGGAGTGCTTCTTTTAATCCTGTGCTCATTTGTAAAGTCATTTTATTCAACTCCATGTATAAAATTGTAACCCCTAAGACAACCAAAGCCTGTTGTAGCATCGTCAGGATATACAACTTTATTTTTATTTAAATTAAATATTTGCCCAGAAGGCAATCCGAGTATAGCTCCCTCACGGCTTGCCCACATAGCGCATAATCCACCATCAATCTCTATATCTGTAGCGTCAACCCTTTCAACTGTGTTCGACCATTCAACCGCAGGGAATTGAGCCACTTCATTAAAAGTAAACGTCAATGGGTTTGAACCACCAAGGAAATAGATTTTTTTATTTGTTGATACAAAAAGACCACCAACTACAGCCTGCACCATAACAATATCATCATAGAATTGAACAAAAGATTCTGATTTATTGTAAATATCAAAATTGAAAGGCTCACTCCACCATAAGATTTTATCTTCTGCAATAAACATACGCCCATTAAAAGTCGCCATGTGCGTACCTATCGGTGGTGCTTCAAAGTTTCTGTTCGTTGATGGTCCCGTATAAGTTCCAAGGCTCCATGAGTATGAAACCGAATCGTAAATATATCCCTTTTCATATCCATTTGTATAATAAGTTCTATCTCCAGCCTGAACAAACGCCATCTTTGCACCTACAGTTAAGCCACTTCTTATGCCTGTTAGGGTGTTGCCCGAGTTAACCTGATACAAAGCCCCGTCTTTTACAACAAAACAGTCTCCACCGTCACAAAATAGGCTATGATACGAACCAGTTAAAACCCTTTTAACCCCAGATCTACGATTAATCCTTAAAGACTGGTCAATAGAAATATTTACCGCAACTTGTAAATCAGTTATGCCACCTTTCTGGAATCCTATCCTTACAGGATCAGCTACGGTATTTAAACCAGACGAGCCGGAATATATAAGAATTGGGTTCATATTAACTCCAATGGCCTTGTATCAAATGGTACTGACAGCTCAAGAGTTTTCAATGCTGCATAAAATAAAGCGTTATGTTTTGCAGTATTAACTTGCTGCCCCTCAAGCCCATCTTCAATAAGATTGTAAATTTCTTTACAGGCATAATTAGTTAACAATGGAACTTGTAAATGACTTGGGATTCCGTCTGGAGTATCACTTGAAGCAGTCATATCTACAGGGAGTCTATAAAAATGTATGCTTATTTCTTCTGATGTGGTTGGGATACCTTGATAATATAATTTACCACCTTGCTCGGCAACTTCGTATATATTCCCGGAATTGTTAAGTAGAGGGTATGTTTCAGAAAAATTAATCCAAGAATTTGAAATATCAATTTCCACGCCAGCTTCATTGACTGCTAACCTCAAGCCTCTCTGATAAGTTGTAGGCATTGATACATAAGCCAATGCTGTTGAAGTGTCTACGGTGTCTATACTAAACAAATTAGGAAGAGGAGGTGTCAGAAAGTCACCAAAAGCCGAGGGTATACCTGCTGCTATTTCCTGAACCCCTCGATTCAAGTACCCCATTATGATTGTATTTGTAAACTCAGTGTCTTGGACTATGCTTGTGACAATCGTTTGAAGTTGTGTTAAGGTTGCCATGTTTCTCCCTTACAAGTCGTCTGCTGTTATTTCTGTAATTATAAAAACATCTGTTTTTTCAGGACGGTTTATTTCAACTCTTTGTTTTTCGTGTAAAGGCTTGGGTGGTTGGTACTGAGGGTGCTTAGGTTCCCAACATGTATCAGCACACACAAACAAATTATTCCATTGCATCCTACAGTCGCTTGCATACCGCTTAAAGCCACAGCGATCACAAATTACATAATGGTCACCTGATTTAAACACGAAACCCCCTTGTTATTTTAATCTCACATGCAACTCAATAGAATAACTTGCACCAAGCTCTGCGTTAACAGTAGTTAGCATAATATCGCCTGTCCTATCCCCGTCTTCTCCAGTGTCAAGAATCTGTCTCTTGATCTTGCCAGCCCCTTCTGGAAGGATTGCGATAGTATTTTCTGGTGCTCTATCCCAGGAAAGCTTAACATTGTAAAATCCACTAACGGACCATTTTATTTTTTCAATTGATGTCCTTGTTGGAATTTCACGGTTAACATTAAGCAATTCTGATATATTCAACTTTATAACATCTGTTTCGTTCTCATTGACTCCGGTTTCATCACAAATCCCTGTCAAGAGAAGGATTACTTTTTTCCAGCCCGGTCCTGTGTCAGGTACATTTCCATCCCAATTTTGAGGATGAATCCATGTCTTAGTAGCTATTAAAGCCATAATTAAATCCTTTTGCTATTGTTTTTTGCATTAAAATATTATATATATATTGAAGACGGATAGGGTCGCTCCCGATAAAGCCCTGCCACTGGTACTTGGCTTTCCGTCTAACATTGATTACCAGTGATCTTAACCAGGAGATTATCTTATGCCACCACCTAATTTCAAAAATCTTATCGGTAAAAAATTTGGTAGACTTACGGTTATCAGCCGTTCTCTTAATGATAAAAGAAACAAAGCAAGGTGGGAGTGTCTTTGCGCTTGTGGCAATATAACTGTAGCAAGTTCTTCCCCACTTATTGATGGTAGAACAAAAAGCTGCGGTTGCATTAGAAAAGAAAAAATTATTGACCGTGTTACTACACATGGCATGAGCAAATGCTCTGAATACAGAATATGGAAAGGCATACTTCATAGATGTTATAATAAAAACAACCATGCGTTTAAACATTATGGTGGCAGAGGGATAACTATTTGCGACGAATGGAGACACGATTTCCTTGCATTTTATAATCATATCGGCGTAAGACCTTCTAAAAATCATAGTATCGACAGAATAAATAATGATAGAAACTATGAAATTGGCAATGTTAAGTGGAGCACAAGCTCTGAGCAGGCCAGCAATACGACTCGTAATATTATAATAACACTCCACGGGTGGTCGCTTAATATGTCCCAATGGGCTATATTCACCAATATAAAGCCTGCTACTCTCCGTAAAAGAATAAATAGTGGCTGGCCACCTGCCAAGGCTATTTTTAAACCAGTTAGAAAACATAAGCCTTATTTCTCAACTGCAATGTAAAGGTAATCAATAGAAAACACTTTTGCTGCGGCAGCTCCATTTTTTACGCCAAAAGTCACAGACAATTCAGTGGTAGGTAATGTGTCGTCAGTCAACGTACCTTTTGGAAGTCCATCAACATAATATGTAATTGTATCAACACCGTCATAATAACAAGCCAATTCAACATAAGTATCATCAACCAAAGTAGCGATTGAACTTGCTGTACTTGATACACTGCTCTTTGATAGTTTAAAATCAAGGGTTGCAACATCATCTGCTTTGATAAAAAACATTCCATCACTTGCATCGAGCGGAGTTGTGTCTGAATCGACAAGACCGACTATAAACTCTGAGTCTGTTTTGTCAGAAGTTTTACATCTTGTTTTTATCCAGGCTTTTTTGCCGGATGCGAGTTTAAAAGTCTCTGCTACCGAACTTCCACCATCTGCTGATAGCTGAAACATATCACTGTCATTGTCTGATGTACCATTTGTTACGACCAAAACACCACCTGATTCATCTCCTACGGCTTCTGTGGCTGTTCCTGTTTCTACAGTAGTTATTGTCCAGTCTGTAGCTGAATATCTAAGGAAGTCATCGAAAAAAACTGTTAGTTGGGTTGGGTCTAAAGTGGTAAGTTGTCCTAATGGATTTGATGCGGCTACATTTGTTATTCCGCTTGAATATCTTTTTGGTGAACTCATTGCATATCTCCTAATAAAGCGTTCATTATGAACGTCCCGAAGGACGCTTTTTTAGGTTATAAATTTGTTAAAAATTCAATCCCCTGTTTTTTGTTTTTATATTCTCCGCCGTTCTCTTCAACTAACTCGATTATCTTTAAGTAAGACATATTTTCAAGTTCATCGACATCGAACGTATTATAAACAAGCTGAATATCCCCTGAATTACGATTGACTTTGATTTGTGTAATGTCTAAGTCTGTGACATCCATTACACTTACCTCGCCCTCGCTAAAGCCATGTTTAAAAGTTTTTGTTTTCATTGTTTATCCTTATTAAAACAAGCACCCTCCTAAGAGAGTGCTTGTATAAAATTTAAGTAGCCTGTATAGCGTAACCGCCCTTAGCCGCGTATGTAGGTATCGAACTAAATACACCAACTAATGTACCAACAGCAGAACAATTATGTGCGTAAGAAGAGCCAGTCACATGAATCTCGCCCTTTGTAAATGCAGCCGCGCCACCAATAGCAACAGCAGGATCAGCCGTAGAATCTTTAGTTACATTAAAACCGCAATCTCTAAACTCCATAAACCGTTCTACATCGGTTGCAAGAGTAGACCATACAAAGGCATTAGCTGTATTCCCACAGTTTCTCCAGAAATTACAATTTGAAAACGTAACATCTCTTGCCACTTTGCCCGTAATCGTCTCTCTGGTAAGCATTACACAAGGTCTTATAATAGCACCATCTATAATACCAACGTTAGAGCCTATCGTGCAATTACGGATTTGAGCACTATCACCGTTCATTAGCAATTCTGCAGCCAACGAAGAATCAAGCTCACTGGATTTATAAATTTCACAAGAGTCTATCACCGTATATTCACCACCCTCTGCGAAGCAAAATAGTGATTCAGCCTCCGTGCCACCATTCGAAAATTTGATGTTTGTAAAAGTATTCCTGGTACCAGTATTCAATATTGTAGCAATATCTGTTGCAACGCCTGTTACTCCAAGAGATACTCTTGCATTCTGACCGTAAGATCTTATGCTTGCATCGAGCCCAATAAAATGAACTCTGTTTTTAGCAACAGTCAACATTTCGGTTAATACATGAGAGGAATTGCCCATCAAGCAAATAACATCATCTTTGTTGGTTGTAACTGAAGCATATGCTTTGCTTATGGTTTTAAAGGGCTTGGACATGTCCGTACCTTTATTGCCATCACTGCCAGTTCCATAATTTACAAAATAATATGTTCCGCCTGAAACTGGAACTCCGCCCATGATTGGTATACCAAAACTTGTAATACCATTTGGAAAATTTGTTAAAGTCATTCTTATACTCCTTATTCAGTGACAATTATTATTATCTCAAATAACTGCCCGGAGGAATTAAACCACCGCTTACACTTGAACCAGTGATTAAGCTCTTCACCCAACCACTGGCTTAATTTAAATTATAACTACAAACTATCCCCCGGGCGATCCAAACATACCACGCGGATCACTCCATCCAAAGCTGCCTCGAAAGTCAGCCTTAAACTTAGCATTAGAAGTATCAAAATCATTCTCACTATCAAACGAATCCGCTCTACGTTCCATATACTTCAACCCATCAGGGCAATCAGTTTTAAGGAACCACGCATCCGCATCAGTAAGATAATGATTAACGCAAACGCCCTGTGGTATTTTCCCACTTGCACGAATAGCATTAATATCATTGTTCGCAGTATCAACACGCCCAATTGATTTCAGAATACGATAAGCGTTAAACTCTTCAGAAGGAGCAATTATCAATTTCATTGGTCTAACTGCAATTGTTCTACCTCTGTCAGTTTTAAAAGCAGCGATATCAATACATGCTTGTTCTAATGCTTCTTCACTTAGATCCGCAGCAGTTGAAAGCTCGTTTCTCCAAGTACCACCAGATTTGTTAGGATGGTCGGTCGCACATAATTCTTTCCCATCTGAGTTCGTACCCATAGTATAAGAAGAATTAAAAGCCCTGTTTAAAATATTTGCTCCTACAATCTCTTTTGTCTGTCTGATTGAAAAAGCCAAAGCACCTGCGCGCCTTAAAGCCACGGTTACAGAAATACCATCATCGTGCATGTTCCTGGTTATAATAAAGCCAAGCCCATATTCGATATGTGTATATCTGTTAACATATCCCTGACTCTGGTCATCGTATGTGATGCCATCACCTTCAGGGACTACAGCCGCAAGACCAAATCCAGTTACGCCTACCTCTTCCTCAAACGCTCGTGTCGAGTTCATTTTCTCGAAGATTTCAAGATACTCGATTGGATATTCTTTATATTTAGTTGCATACCACGTTTTAACGCCGGGAACTAAATCTTTGGCAAAATTACCAGTTGTTATTACGCCAGTCATGATTTACCTCCTTATGCGTCGCCGTCTGTTTGACGAAGTTCGTGTAAGTTAATTAGAACATCCCACTTGCAATATGTTCCAATGTCATTATCCTCTTTGTTCGATACTCCAAGAATCCTGCACTGACTAGAAGCAGCAGCAGTCGCACTTGAATCCAACTCCATTCCAGACATACCAGATGATGTATCACCTGACCCAACCGCGATATTAGTGGACAATCCTACCATATCAGCATCCATGTCATTATCAGCGTTATCCTCTTGTATTTCAAAAATTACATCAGGATCATCGCAAACCTGCACATACATTGCTGTAGAAGTAGGTTTATAAGTCCTGTAAAGATCACTTGTATCAACTGCAACATAAGGTTGATCGGAAAACCCAGTAATAACCCCGCGGATATTTGAACCTGCTGTCGCTTGCTGAACTGTTGCGTATTTGCCACTGGTGTCTGCACTACCACCAGAAAGAACAGCATCCCCAATAAACAATGCAACTGCATAGTCAGACCGTACATAATACGTTCTTGTTTTGCCGTTCCAAGGGTTGCCGTTTAAATGTCTAACAGGCTTAAAGCCTGAGATTCTATCTATATTCGCCATACTTACCTCTCATATTCAAAAAGAGGTCATTTGATTGTAACTTCACCATATTGACCATCTTTTTTTGAGTTTAATTGTCGTTTCATGTCCTTTTCACCAACCAATATATTCTCTTGCTTTTTTTCTTGATCTTCCTTGTACCAACTTTCCTTTATTTCCATTAAAACAGTTCGCATACCTCCACCAACTGCCTTACCTGCAACACTCCCTACTTGAGTTTCTTTACCTGCTTTGGGATCACCGATGGCTATATCATCACGGACAACTTTATATCCAGCCGCTTCAAACTGCTGAATCCTGTCCTTGTCATCATTTACAAATCTCCTTACAAATCCCTTTTTCTTCGGTGCTGTAAGTACGTTTCGTGTTCCCAATGGTATTCTAACTGGTCTGCCTCCTGGTCCTAACTTCACGTTTCCTTGATTCATATTGCCCCCTGTGTTTTTCCTATGTCTGCGATGTACTGCTTCTCTGTCATAATTCCCTGTTTAGAAAATTGCTTCATTATTTGTACCTGGCTTTCTGTAAGATCAGATCTTGTGAATTTTGCAGATGCGATCCTTTTCCCGGAACCTTCAACCGGAGATGGGGCCAGAGTTGATTTTGTTTGGAATTTATCAGGGAACATTTCTTTGACTTTAGATTCAACCAACGCAGCAACTCTTTTAAAAGGTGCTCCTTGATTTTTGTCTGCAATAGAATCTGCATAGTCGTGCATTTCTTGATTTTCCTTATACCATTTATTGTTTTTTTCCCAATCTCCAAACTCTTCACTAATCGGAACCTCGACTGGTGGTTCAACCATTTCTTCTTTTAAGCCATAAATTCGTTCGTCAATCTCATCTACTTTGTCAACGTCACCATCTTCAATGGCTTCTTTCCTGTCTGCTTTGAGAGATTTAATCTCAGCATCTTTTTGTTTAATTTCCGCCCTGTAAACACGATCATTATGGATCTTTAAGGCTTCTACGCTGGAACCCAAATCAGTTATTTGTGTTTTTTGGGTTTTAATGTGGTCTCTCATAGTGTCTTGGATATCCCTACTTTTTAAGATATAATCCTTAGCACTAAGCTCGCCACCTTCTCTCCAGCCTATTTCAGACGCTAATCCTTCAACCTCATCTAACTCGCTTTCTTCCTGAGATGTTGTTTCATCATCAAGATGAGTTTCTTCTTCGATCTCCGTCTTTTCTAAAATATCACTCATTTGCTACCTCCTTAGGCTCTTCGCCCTGTCTTAAAATAAAAAAAGCCTCAATGATGAACAGTTTTCTTTCTGTTCACCAAAGAGGCTTTCGCGTTTCTGGCTTATCCTTACTCGCTTAAAAGAGGAGTAAGATTGTTATGTTATTATTTTATATTATTCCTTTTTGTCCTTACTAATTTTATAAACTTTAGCAACAATTTTGTCAAAATATCTTAACATCATATCACAATATACTATACACGATACACTATATGATATAGTTAGTCAAGCTTTTATACCTCTTCGCCTTTTTGTACCTTTTTAAGCAGAGATACAATGAAACTAAATCCACGGATAAGGGCTTTAATTAATTGTGCCTCGGTTTTAGTTTCCATTATATCTTAACCTCTACTTTTAGTGTACGCATCCTGCAAAACAAGAATGTAATCAGCTATATCTATTGGCATTGTATATGTCCGCCCCTCTTTATGATATAAAGCCATTCTCTGATCGCTGTTCTTACTTTTTTGAATCTCAATAATATTATCCTTACCACCTTCCCAGCTTAATTCTTCTACATTTTCAAACTTTATCATTGTAAGCCGTGTTTCGGTTTCGGTCATCCTTTAAAAAACTCCATATAGTTATTATGCCAGTTATTGATGCTACACTTGCCGAGATTAATGCAAAAATTAATAAAACTAAAACCCATAAAACTAAAAGCAATAACATGGTCGCCAAAAAAGTACCTGAAAATAAATATGTAATTACTATTCCCATAAATCACAATCCCCTATGATATATATTCCCACATTTCAGGGAAAATAATATGATGCTGATTATGACCTTCGTCCCAATCTCCAAGCCACTGTCCGTTTTTATAATAAGCCTGTCTTTGGTGTCCGCCTTTATACTTAATTTTGTATTCTCCGTTCTTAAATGGCTTTGTTTTATCGCATGGGACCCAAGTCAATTCAGCACCGCCAATTTCTCTTCATTGCATAATGAGACAATACCTTCCAACACTTCCACCGGGGTCTCAGCACTCTCGGAATCATTGAAGCCTTCATTTAAGTCAAGTTGGTATTGCTGCAACGCCGTTAAACTCGCATCCTCCATAAAGTCTTTATCTAACACAAGCCTGTGAATATACCTTAATAGAAGCCCCATTTTATATACGTGCTTACTATGGGCTATTTGGTGTTTTCCTGTTTTTTTAGAGCCACAAGCACCCGCCAAATAACAAATAGCCCCATAGTGTGAAACTACCGATTTAATTTCATCAGGAGTCACCGTAACACCGCCAGTATATCCTCACAATTTGCCAGGATATATTTCTTCCCATCTTTTCCGGTCATATCACGACCTGCATATTTTCCGTATGTAACAGTATCACCAACCCCAGCCCATGGCTCACCATTCCCAAACTCTTTCCACCCTATAGGACCAATTGCGACAAGCGTTCCTTGCGTAGTGTCACGCTCTGCATTTTCGATTGTTTCGTCTATAAGTATAAGTCCTCCTGATGTTTTCTTTTCAACTTCTTTTGGAAGGATTAAAATATAATGGCCCCTGGGGTTAATCCCTGATTCGTTTTTCATTAGTTGTGCTCCTTTATGCGCTGTATAACTCATAACTCTCCTTTATTAAGCTTGCTTACTTATTTAAGAATCTTATCAATATAGTTATTTAAATCCGCCCCAAACATTTTTTTGAGAGCTAAGATTAACATTTGCCCTTTTGATAGTTCCCAGGCTATAATACGCCTTGATAGTTATTGTATTTATTGGGTGTATTCCCATTATTTATCCGCTTCCTTTTTTGCAGATTCACGTAGTGCTCTATCCCAAGCAGACACACAAATTTTTCTTATTATTTGTAGAAAAGGTTTTAAATACCATTTAGAAGAATATTTATTATTAAAATACGCCTCAAATTCTTTCCTTAATCCGTTCCACGACAAGCTTGGATAATCAAAACTATACCCCCAGCCTTCTTTCTTTACTTTAGCTAACCCGAAGTTCATTTCTTGCCATCCTCGTCTCCTTCCTCATAATCAAGACCTAGGATCTGCTCAATCCCTTCAATCTTTCCAACGATTCTAGCTGTAAGTAATGCCGTTTCGTCTACTTTGGAACTCAACGTATTACCCCTGCTTAACCCATCGCTTAAACTGAATCTAAGCTTTGTAAGTTCTGCCATCACTTCCATTGTTACCGGATGACCTTTCCACCCTTCAAACTGTTCTTTATCCATGTTGCCTCCTGTTCGTTATTATTTAAGAAAGATCCCAAAAATTATCATCAATCACTTTTGAATACATAGCATGAGAAGGCTTAAGACTTGAATTAAACTTTATTAAAAACAATTCTTCAATTAAGCTGTCTCTTTCTTCACTAACCGATTGCAATATATCTGCTACATCCGGGTGAATATTATATTCTTTGTCACCTATTTTGAGAATCTTATCCATATTAAACTTCCTTGTTATTACTTTTAAGCCCAGATTCTCGATATGCCCCTTGAGTATTCGTCTCAGCCGTTTTACCCTCAAACTTTGAATCATTCGCTGCAGTATCTTTAACGGCCTTTTCACCCGTACCTTTAATCTTATTAAGAAGCTCAGCCGTTTTTCTCTTGCTGTCCTCACCAGTCAGCTTTATATTGTTAATCGTTTGACCTTCTTCTATTTGAAGTTTCTTCGCATCAAATTCAGTACCCCTGATCTTAACCTCTTGATTAACCTTTTCAGTATTTATTTTTTCAATAGTCAACTCAGTATCAGCAGCAACCTTGCCCTGCTCAGCTACTTTTAATTCTATTTCAGCTTGCTTGTCAATCAATTCTAATTCCTGCAACGGATCTGGTTGTTGTTCTTCTTCGTCTGGTATCAACCCTTCAATATTCTCAATCTGCAATGCTTCGAGGTATCGTTTCAATATTTCCTTATCATTTAGCCCCTGCCCTCTCATTTCAATAAGAGCCTTGGCTTTCATAATCCTTTGCATATTTGTAGTAGCGTTAGGATCTGATACAGGAATGATATCATGGTCTGAACTATTGTAATCTGCATCTTTATCACCTGATTGGTCATCAATAATATTAAGATACTCTTCATTTGTCACATATAAAACATTCAGTCTGTATATTTTCTTAAATTCAAGATATAAAGATCTGTGAATTCTCTTGTGAATTGCTGAATAAACTTGAAGCCCTTGCTCAATTAGTGCCAAAGTTGTCTCGGCAGGGACGTTTGAACCTGGAGATTGCCCGCTTAGAACTTCTGTGATGCCCGATAACTCTTTCCCGGTGTCTATCAGCAAACCTAAGAGCTGAAAAAGAACGCTTGACGGTTGATTTGTCACCATTGGGACAATATTTTTCCGTAAATCGTCTCCAGTTGCTTGGACAGGTAGCCACTCTCCTGATTTCAGCCGTATGCTTTGTCCCTTTCCTAACCGCAACCCACGTCCTAAAAATCCAGATTGCCTATTATTAATTGTGCCGGAATCGAGGAGTTGATTTAAAACCGTATTGACTGAAGAGTTGATTGAAAAAAGAAGTTGACCAAATCCCATGCCGTAAAAACTCCCGTCTGGGGAAGGCATAAACAGATATCTTGTGAAATATTCAACAGGTTTAATTTTGATTATGTCGCCAGCTTCGTTTTTCTTTACACCTGAAAGCTCATACCTTGCAGCAATGCGAACAAGTTTTTGACTATCTTCGTGTACTGTTACAATATATGGCTCTTGATATCCATCTTCATCTAAATCATACCATCTGTGTTGTTCTAAAAATCGATGGGGTGTGTCTGCGTCAACATGGTCTGTTTTTGTTGAAACTGCAAGCCCTAATTCTTCAACATCGAAATCAAGGAACACGCCTGACCTGATTCGCTCAACTATTTCATTCTGAGTTAATTCAATTATATGTGTCGCTCTTGATGCTTTTTCTAAAGAAACTGCTTTGTAATGGACTACTAAATCTTCGGGGAAGACCATCTCTGATATATTTTGATTTTCAACAACAGATCTATATGTTTTTTTAAAAGCACAACCCAGCACTGGCAGCGTAAAAAGCATTTGATCCACGCCTTCTTCCCATTCTGGCATTTCATTAAGCAGTTGATATGACATATGGTTAGCTACTCTGTCACCTCTTGCCTTTTTGCTTCCGTCAGGATCAGCACCTATAATTTTAGCTTTTACAACATCAGCACCCTTGACGATCTCTGGATATGCTCTTGCTGCAAACTGAATTGCTGCGTTTATAACTAATGGATATTTAACATTTGCGACTGGTTCGCCTGCGTAGGTTTTGGTCTTTGCTATCAGTCTAGCAAGATCCATGATATCATTGTTTTGCTTTTCCCATGCGTCCCTCGAATCTTTATCTGTTTGATAATCTTCTATTACGAGTGATGCAATTTTGACTATAACATCAGGCTCAAGACTTTCAGCTATATTTGTCATTGCGAATCTAGATTCTAGTTGATCTATTATTGAGATGATAGCTCGTTCTTCTTGCTCTTCTTCTGTTTCAAAGTCTTGTTGTTCTGTTAACTGTTCCACATTATATCCTCTCTAAATAAAAAGTCTTAGCCCTATGCAGATATGAGACTCCGAGTAGGACTGGCTTGACTCTTGAAAAAGTGCTCACTCCTTTAATATCCTGTTACTCCGTCATGTATATCTGTTGGCAATGTATAATCTTCATACTGGTCTTCTATAATTCTGACAGGTTCAGCAAACGTAAGCGCAAGGGCATCACCTGCATCTGGGCTTTTCCCTGTGCGCCTTTTTATATCTTCTTTTTTCTCTAATATTATTTGAGTGAGAGACGTATATTTAAGCCCAGGGGCAACCAAATCTGATTGCAAATAATCATCATCTGGTATTTGTGTTTCCTCTTCAGATTTTAACCAATCGTTCATTTCACACCACATCTCAGCCCGTCTGTTTTTATATTTTTTGTTATCAAGGGCGTTGCTGCCAAAATTGATTAGACTTACCCTATCTCCATACCCCATCTCGACAAGTCTGTCATACATCCCGGACCCACCGCCTCTATCAATAAATATCCGATCAACTGGCTCTGTGTCAAGAATATGTCTTGCAAGCCCGGCTTTTTCCATATCATCTAAATGAGCATGAGTTTCAAGCCCCCAGGCTTTTCTTCCTTGTCTTCTAATAAAATCAGTCATGTCATCGCCTTCTCTGGCTGGATCACATCCAACTACATAAGCACCATAACTTTCAACATCTTTGGCTTTTCTGCTCGTGAGAACGTCTTCGGGTTGAATTAAAGCATTATGCCCTGTTATCTGGAAAGCCTCGGACGCCGTGGCAGGATATTCTTGCATAAAAAGCTTGGGATCTTTCAATTCTATGATCTTATTCCTACGCCAAGCCATTTGCTCAAGATCTTCAAGCCCGTTATTTTTATAAGCATCAAAATATTTCTGTTCTTCCTGGTCAAGTACAAAATTTTCCAACAATTCTTCTCTATATTCATCTTGCCAATACCACGGGACAAATATTGCAATATATTTTCCTTTAGAGGCTTGTGCATCTTGCCACATTTGGTGAAACATATTCCCCATGCCGTTTGCTGTTGATTCAAGGATAATCTCTTCAGCTTGTTCAGCCGCTTGTAAAACCCCTGTTTTTATAGAGTCAGTATTACTCCAAAAGGCACACTCTGAACCATGTAAGAAATCAATAGTATCTGATCTTCCAACATCTCCACTACCTGCTGTTCCAAGTCCATACGCACTATCAAGCTTATCGAATACAAGTTCTTTCCTGTTTGAGAACGAAGTTGAAGGTTTTAATCTTTCTGGACAATGCTCGTGAAATCTTTGCACCATTTTAAATAAATTATTTGTTGCATCTTCCATGTGCGCAAGTATGAAGGTCTTAACACCTTTTCTATGTGTGGTTTGATGATAGAAGCGCCCACCACAATAAGTTGAACATCCCTGCTGCCTTCCTTTTAATAACAAAGCCCGTACATAGCCGAGTTTATCTTTCTGTGCTTCTAATGTGTTATGAATATAATTTTGAGCTTTATTGAATTTAAATGGAATTATTTTTTCTGGTCTGCCCTCAATAACCAATGCCTTTTTAGAACGGATCTTTAAACATTTTAAAGCATAATGACGGTAGTCGTCTTTAAGCCTTTGTTTGATTTCCCTTTCTCTAGTTGACAGCATTTAGGCAAGTTCCTCAAGATCTTGTTCGTGGACTGAAACAGTCACATCTTTTTTATCTGAGTAACCGTGCTTATGTAATATCAATTTTGCAATAGTGCTATTAAAATCACCAAGAAGCCCTTTGGATATGAGTATTGACTTCTGTTTTGCTTTTAGTTCCTTAATTAACAAGGAAAAGTTTTCTTTGCCTTCCTCCTTCTTCCATACATGCAAAGTATCTTCACATAACTCTAAAAACAATGAAAGCCCTGCTATTGTAGGGATTACCTCGCCCGATATTTCATAAGCTCCGTCTATATATATCTTTGTGTCGACTAATATTTTATCGTTATATTTAGTCGGTCTCCCGAACGGCTCCTTTCTTTGCTTAACCTCTTTCTTAATTGGTTTTTTCTTAACAGTCATTAATTATCTCCTTAAAATATTTCCCTCACACCATCCTGAATAATTCTCTTCTGTTCTGGAACGCTAAAGACTTCTTCCCCTGGTACTTCTATATTAAATAATGGTTTATACTCAATGTTATGATCTTCATAAAGTAACCGCAAGTTTGTCCATCCTAAAATTTCTGGTGGTATCTTGCTTGTTGTTATTACTCCGACCATTAGAAAAATACCCTTCCATTACTTTTTCTTTTTATCTTGATAAGCAAACGCACCATCCAGCCTGTTTGTAACTGTTTTTTTATTTTGCATGTAGCCCCAATTTTTATTCCCCGGGCTATTTGTTTTAGCTTTTTTTTTCTTTTTATTAAACCATCTGCTCCACCAGGGTTGTGCCGGCTTGACTGCAACTTTTGTTTCCATATTTATCCTACCTTTTTATTTTTGTCTCGTGCCTATGCGAATATGAGACTTGCCATTATATATATCTAACAAATTCAACAGGTTACTAATACCACTTAAAATTACTGTTTTTCAACTTTTTGCGCCTTTTTGCGTAAAACTTAAGGCACTCACTGAAATTAGGCTCGTTATTTACCACTTTTAAGCCATGTTCAGACTTTCCGGGTGTTACGGCTTGCACCTTTTTAGGACTATTCTGCCAAATCTCTTCGCTGAATCTATCTTTCATTTTTGGATATTCCACTTTATATCAGAAAATTTATCCCTGTAATTCTTATCCTTATTTAGATTTGCTCTGAATCTGTTTCTTCTTGATTTCAAAGGGTTAACTGAACGCCTTGATCCGTCTGTTTGTCTGATTCGTTTGCCTTCTGCTGTTCTTATAGTTGACATTCTTTATATCTTAACAAGAAGGCCCAAACGTAATATTGAAATAAATCAATATCAGAGGATTGGGCGCAGTTAATCTCAATACAACACCTCTTTTCTATTAGTATGCGCATCAAAATAAGTATCCACTGGCATTAAGTCATTATAATATTCTACCCTCGGCGCTCTAAACTGGCTCCCACAATCCTGGCAATAATAAATGCTCGATGCTCCTTGTTGCCAAGCTGAGTTTTTTATTTGATGAGCTTCATACACCCTCATGTCTGTACAACTATTACAATAAGGGCACTCCATCAGATAGTACCTATACAGCACTTCCTAATGCGATTCTTGACGGATTTTAGTTTTTTATATATTTTAAACAGAAATGTAGCAAGTAACACAACAAGCGTGGTGAATACCATGCCTACAAGGTCTGCGTCTTTCTGTCTAAGTCTAAACATACTAAAAAACCTCCGTTAAGCTACTAAACTATGTCTAACATATAGTAAACTGATCTCTATGTCAACATTAAAAACCCTATTATTTCAATACATTGAATTTTATTTCACTTTTCTTTGAAAAAAGACTTGACATTAATCTAAAGAAGCGTATATTCAAACTATGAGCAAAACAAAAACTTAAACAAAGGAGAGAGAAATGGAAAAACTAACAATAAAAGAATACAGCAGGATCTTAGCAGCACATTTTGAGGGACCAATGACTCCTATCACAACAGTTCAATATATATTTGATTCCTGTGAAATAGAAGAGAATGAAGATGGATCAGCAATTATAAAAGAGATTAAGGGCGATAGCGAACCCTTTTTTATTACAGACTGGTCTTGACCTTTTACTTTGCTCTTGATAATCAAGTCAAGAGCAATAATAAGCGGTTAAAGATAGACATAGTAGTTAAACTTTAATAAAGGAGAGAGAAAATGACAAAATTAAAAATTGAAGAAAGAAAAAACACAACACAAAAAGGATTAAAAGAACTTGAGACTTTAATAGAAAAAATTAATGAGTCTATTAAAGAAGATGACATCAACGTATTGACTTCACCAACTTTCAACGCCAGACAGAATTTTGATAATAACCTATTCCAGAATGATTTTAATTATTTTTCCTGGATTAACACAAAAGCATGCTGGGAAATTGAAGACGGTGAGCTTGCGATAGTTTCTATTGATTCACGCGATGGAATGGAATATTACACACCTGATTTTAAAAATCCAAAACCTTATATAACTGAATTTACTCAAATATGTTTTGCTGGTGCAATTAAAGCATTAGAAGATGTTATTTCAAAATATAACGATGAATCACAAAAAAAAGACAAAGAAATTGAAGAGTTTTTAAATTTTTGTGCTAACTATCAAGCGAAATTGACAGTCACGGCTTAACCTTTTCCTGTAGCCCCTGTTTGAAAAGCAGGGGTATCCGAAAGCGGTTAAACTTAAACAAAGGAGAAAACCATGGCGCAAATAAAAATACTTAACACCTGGAGAAGCACTGAATCTGAAAAAAAATACTACGAAAGAGGGTCTTTGGTCTACCAGAGCGGCGATTACAAAGTTCACAAAATAGACGGAGGGCGTGGATACTTATACTCATACAAAGACATAGCAGTCAGTTGCCTGGGTGGATTCAAAAAAGAACACATCGAAGCTCTTGAAAAAAGAAAATGTCCTGCTGGTGGTGCTTTTCTGTACAAGAGGGCTATGCAAACACTAAAAAAAGGCTTAGAGCTAAAGGAGCAAGAATAATGGCAAGAGGTGGCAAAAGAGAAGGTTCTGGGCGCAAAGAAGGGCTTGACAATAAAGAGCCTATGTCTTTTAAAATTGATCCAAAAATAAAGGCTTGGCTCAGGCAACAGGGTAGGCTTGGCAAGAATCAAACAAAAATAGTTGAAACGGCTGTTTTAGAATACAGGGAGAAAAGAAAATGAAAGATATCTTTAGTTGGCTTGCAGTTGTTATAATATTTGCTGGACTGAGTTTAGTCTATATTGGAGTAGGATCGTCTGAACAAGAAGCCCTCGGAGAGCTGTGGTGTGTCTTGATAAGCATTTTTGGACTGTCCCTTGCGTTTGTCGGTGGTATTCTTTTAAAAACGAATGAACTTAAATAGGAGAACTGACATGGAAATTATTAACATTAAAAGAAGCGAACTGGAAAGAAGGGAAAAACTTAGAAAGAAAGGTGTCTTGCCTTGCAACTGTCAAAGCGTTAACGATTTTCTCGCAAGCGGTGGCACTATCCACCACCCACCTGTTATAATTCCGAGAATCGACTTAGCCGAGAAGCGTGAGTTTGTATGTTATCCTACGTTTAGATAAAAAAGGCACTTATGAATATAATATGTTGTTCGGGTGGTAATGATTCAGTTGCATTGATACAATGGGCTTATGAAAATAAGCTTAAAAATGTAACCATATTATTTAATGACACTAGATGGTCTATCACATGGTGGCATAAAAGAATGGCTGAAATTAAAAACCTTTGTGCCAGATACAAATTTAATTATGCTGAAACGAAAAGCATAGGGTTTAAAGACATGGTACGAAATAAAAAAGGCTTCCCAATGGCTGCAAGCAAAATGTCTTTTTGTTCTGGAATTTTAAAAACTGAGCCAACTAAAAAATGGCTTGACGAAAATGATAAATGTTGTGATGCAATTATTTATATTGGCATTAGGAGATGTGAAAGTCAAAAAAGGGCTAATCATCCACGTTCAGTTATTTTTGATGATAAATATAACCGGGCGATGGAATACCCTTTAGTTGAATACTCAGATATGGATAGAGACTTATTACAAGAAAGATCAGGAATTGATATTTTATTACATGGATCAATGGAGTGCTTTCCCTGTGTTAATTCTAACAGATCAGATTTTAGACTCTTAGCTAATTATCCAGATAGGATTAACGAGGTAGACTCTCTTGAAAAAGAACTTGCTGTAATGTGTAAAACTGGAAAAGATAGATATATGTTTAGAAAAAATAGACACATGGGAGCAAAGGGGATAAGGGAAGTTATAAAATGGGGTTTATGTGATCGCGGCAAGTATAAACCAACAGCGTAAAAAAAGGTAGCCCCTACAGTGGCCAAACTGTAGGGGCTTGGAGAAAAAAATGAACAAAACGTAAGAAAAACCACTTGCGGAATCCCTTGTCGGAGATTCTCATTACTTCAATAAATAACACAAAGCTTTTATTCTGTCAACTATTTATTCCATTCCCATTTGCTTTTTCTTCTAACCCTGCCAGATTCTTTCTGCTTAAAATATCTCGGAACAAGCCTCAAATCCCCGTTTTTGTTATTCAAGCACTCAAAAACGTCAATACATTTCGTTGATCTCAGCCAGTGGCAATCTGCACAAGTCTTCTGTGTTACGGCAGTCTCTTTGTGTTGTTTCTTGGCTCTCTTTGTAGCGTATTTGTTATTCATTTTTATATCCTCCCCTGTTGATGTAATGACAAACTTCATCAACGAGCTTGCGAAGTTTGTTGTAAGTTTTTATTATTTTTTCCATATAATTATTAAAGTTAATAACCAAATTTGAGCTGAAATTATTGTTAACATTCGTGCCTCCTTGCATTAAAAAATAATAAGGTGTTATCCAGTTCCGGCTAACACCACAAAAGTTATGTTAGACGATTATTTAATTGATTAGCCTGTTATTGTTTCGGATTCAGGAGCAGTGAACCCTTTGCCTGCAAGAAACGACATTGACAATTTATTCGTCAGCTTGAGAAGTAACTTAAGTTCGCTCTCAGACAAATAACAACCATCTCTTTTAGATTCGCAACAATCCAAGTCTGATTCGTTGACCCATTTTTGCTTCATTGATAGCTCCTGTTAATTTTTATAACTACCTGAATTTATTGAACATATCAAAATGGTATGTCTGGCTCTGGCTCTTGCCCACCCTGCCCACTTTCTGGCCGTGGAGTAAAGCCTGGCGTATCTTGTTGTTGTTCTTCTTTCCAAACTACTTTACAATTACCAAGGATAGGAGTCTGTACGCCCTGTTCTCTTTCTTCTTTTGTCACTGATTGAGATATGAAACCGTTATTATCATATTGGTCTTTGTTGTCTAAATCTATTAGTGTTGATAAATCAAGATACGTTCCCTTAGCACCTGCGTATAACCTGTCTTTAAGAATCTTTTTAACATTAATCCGTATTGATACCCTAATCTTTCCCACTTTCTTCCTCCTTTATAAATTCTTTAATCGTTTTATAACCAATATATTTTTTTACTGGTTGCCTCTTTTTTGGTGTTAGCCTGGCCACTTCAGGAACCCAGGTTAATTTGAACAGCTTTTCAGGCACAACCTTTTCAACAAAAATTCCCTCTTTTTGATATAACCACTTACGCTTTATTGGGAATGTTGCAGCAGACGAATTGTTTTTCCCTGCGAACGTTCCTTTTACGTCCACTAGGGTTTTATTGTAGGCGATAGTATGCCTATTTTTTATAACGCTCTGTATCGAGCTATTATGCACCAAGAACCTGAAATCTGGAGAGTACGTTGCCTTTGATAATAAATTAGTTGGAACATGCTTGATTTTTGTCTTTAACTGAATCTTTTTTAAATACAAAACTGGATCTGCTAAAACAAAAGTACAAGGTTGGTATTCTATCTCTGATACAATACCATGTAATTCTGCCTCCAGGAGCCAATGATAAAATTCATACTCTTCGTTGGATTGAAAGTCTTGTATTTTTATTTGTATCATTCCTTCTCCTTTCCTTTTGTTAAAATAGTTCGAGTTCTTCTGTTTTTATCTCTGCTCCCATAGCACAATCTAGGATATGTTTGCCAAGCTGAGGGTAGACACAATTTCTTAATACCTGCCTTTTATTTTTAAGTTTAAAATCTTTAAGGCCATGCAAGTTTAAAAACCCAGGTATTTGCGCCTCTCTAATTATTGCTTTTCGTTGGCTCTCTTTTGATGCACTTCTATTCATTGTACCTATTTGGGAATAATTTATTTGTTTTGGCAATATTAAAAAATTAGACCAAAAATAATGCCTTCCGATTGTTTGAGGTTCAATTATTGGATCATAATAACTTTTTACATTTTCAACTACATATTTACTATCACAGAAATGTTTTAAAAATAATATCTCTTGCCATAATTTCATATCTGGATACCTATAAATTCCTTGACCTTTTAAAAAATGGTTACAACCTGAATGACTTTGACACGGAGGACTCGCCCATATAAAATCAAACTCCTTGTGACGTTCAAGTAAATACTGGTGAGCATCTCCAACAATTACAGTATCATCAGGATAAAACTTTTGATAAACTTTTGCAATATCAGGGTTGAGTTCAACGGCTGTTATTTCGTGTTCATCACTCCATAGTTTGCGATTTCCACCGGTCAAATGCCAGCGAACAAATTTAATATTTTTAAATTAGTCACTGGCAACCTCCTCTCTTTTTAATTTTTGTTGTTCCAAAATAGACTCCTTATTTTTAGAATAGTAATCTTTTAAATATAATCTTCATTTTCTCATCCCTATTCTTGACATGGTATCAAGGCAGTTTTCATTGTATATCTTGTTTACCTCAAGCATTATTATCCTCCATTAGTATTTTCTCTTTATACAACACGTATAATGAAGTACTCCCACTGTGTATAACAAACAATTTTAACTATCACCCATTTAAAGCCCCTTTCAGATTCTTTGGTATTCAGTGCGTATAATTAAATCGCAATCCCTCATTATACATGTTGTATGTCATTATATAAGTATACCAGTTATTACCTAAAATCTCTCCTTGAAGAATGGCTTACGTGTGAAAATAACCTCACCTTTCGACCAGATCTTCCATTTGTCAGAAACACCGTACTGAGTTTTGTGCCCCTTAGCAAGACCTCCTTGTTTAACAACCTTAAAAAACCCATGGGCTAAGAGTGAAGTTAAAGCGCGAGTAACAGTCTGTAAACCCATATTAAATGGAGCTTGTACAAAAACAGAATACGGCAAAAATATTTCGTCTTTATTGGTAATAATCCAGTTAGGCTTGTTCCTGTCCTTTGATGTATTAACCCACCATTGTTGAAGTAAAAAATAAGATAATACTTTTAATGACGGCGCATTTAAATCTTGGTATGCTTTACTACAGACCATTTTCAGAGTCAGTTTTGCGAACTTCGGTTTCTTTAATTTCATCTATAAAATTCCTAATAACAGCAGCAAGAGTTCTTTTCTCTTTTATAGCCGTCTCTTTTAGAGTTTCTAGTTGCTTTTCAGACAACCTCATTGTAAATCTTTTTATATTTTTCATTCTTTTACCTTATCATAGGTTGACACACAATGCAAGACTTTAATTCACTTTATCCAAATTACTTTATTTATCTTTCTCCTTTTAGGGGAGTTTGAAACGCCCCTTAATCCTTCAATTCATTTTTAACTTCTTTACCCACGACATCGAATATCTTAAACAAACTTTTCATTACAGCCTTTTTGTCTATACATTCCTCTTTCCCGGGAATTTTAAACTTCGGTATCTTGTCAATCTCTGCTTTGGCACGTTGACAAGCGTTATAAATTTGTATTAGTTCTGATTTCATTTTTTTTGGCTCCTAATATATTAATCAGCAGTGCCCGTTGTATGGACGACATATTTCTTTAATTGCACAATCTTCACAAAAACCTGTGCATTGGTGTGGGTCAACCCATAGGGTATCTGTCTGTATTTGTTTATTATTTTTTTGTTCAAATTCTACAGCAAACTTAACGCCAGCTTTAAAGCCATTGCCAAAATATGCGTTCTGTCCGGCTTTATGGTACGCCTCGTCAAGACCTTTCTTGATGTCTTTATCTGTGATCATAATTGCCTCCCGTAAAAATAATAAGTAGATAGACAGTTAGAAAACTGCCTAAATTTAATTTAAACACCCACATTCTAGCAAAGTAATTGCATGGTCAATATTAAACATAATCTCGCCCTTGTCGTTTTTGCTGATACTATCTTCAACCTCCAGGGCTTTTACTTTCTCCAAAGTTTCTTTTAGTTCTTTTATTATTGTTTCAGCCATGGTTTTAACTTCTCCCTTGAAGCTTTTTCTAACGCACTTATTCTGTCTATCCCGGCAAGGATTATTTTGTCTGCTTCTTTGTTTTCAGATTTTATGTTTCTGTATTCCATTTTTAGTTTATATAGTTCTTTTTTTAACTCAACTATTTTATTATCTCTGGCATCAATAGCCTGTATATATCCTACTATTAATGATTCTTTTATTTCTGCATCTGTGGTTAATAGCATAATTATATCGTCTTTTTCTTGTGAGTCCATAGCTCCTCCTTTATTTATCAACCCATCTTGATGCAGTTGTACGAGCCATTTGTTTTCCGTCTTTATTAAAAAAAGAATTTTGCGAACCAAAATAATCAGAGACAATCCACCCTTTAGGCGCTATTTTTTTAGCTAATTTATACGCAAGATTTTTTCTATCGGAACCATAACCGATAGCACCTACTTCAAAAATGAGATCCATTGACTCTTCCACCTTGCCGACATTTTCTAAATTATATACGTCCATATCACAATCAACTTCAGACAACCCTGTTAAACATTGAGTAAACTTATCTAGGTCAATCTGTAATTCTAAAAACATTATCCGGGCCTTTTTGTCACGGACCTTTATTGATATCTTTTTTCTATCGTCTCCATAAAATGGTCTTGATATTGTTAAACTTGCTTTATGTTTCATATTATCTACTCCTTTATTTTATTCTCTAAAAGTTTTATTCTTTTTTTGTATAAACCTTCTACCTCTTGCAACCCTTCTATTAAACCCTGCTTCTGTTTGTTTATATTTTCTAGCCTGTTGATGTAAGCGAGTTGCTTAGTTGTTCCAAGACTCTTGAATGTTTCAGCTTTCATTATATCCCCCTCTCCACTAAAATTTCACTTTCTATATTTCTCAAACCTCTACCCATGCTTACTCTATATTCAGATAAACAATATTCACATAAGTATTCACGCGCCACAAATTTA